ATGACGGCACCACCTCCCGCGTCCGGCGCAGCGTTCCCTCTTCCGGCGTCAAGGTGAGCCACTTAAAGCCCACAAAAGGATAGGGCGGCTTCGGAGCATCCTGGTCCCGCTCGATGATAGCCGTAACACCATAAGGTGCGAGATACTCCTGCAGCCCGTCCACCATGCGGGTTTGGAGCGCCATCATGTCTATCATGATACATCACCATCCCGCAGGCGCTTGGCTACATAGCGGCGCAGGTCCGCAACTCCTTCATAATCCCGGGCCTCTCTGATTTCAAACGTTGCGCCGTTGTGCTCGAAACGTGTTTGCAACGGCAACTCCACATGGCCGGGAACTAACACTTTCACATCCTCTGTGGTGTAGGTGCCGCCCTCGTAGTATTGGAGGTCATAGGCCGTCATCGGGAGCACTGTAGCCGTGGCCGTGATGGGGGCAGGTGGATCGGCTGGTATCCAGCGGCCGCCTTCCCAGTGACCGGCGTTGGGATCCGATGGTGGCTGGAAAACGTATTGCCTTTGTGCAAAAACCGTTGCCATGAATCCTAGATTGAGTTTCATACTTTCTTCACCACCCTCGCGCGGATGCCCATACCCTTGCGCTCAAAGACGCCCATCTTACCCACCAGCGGCCTGGCCTCGCCAGTCAATGCAACTGTAAACGGGTCGAGCGGTTCAAACTCTCCTCCTCGTCGAATCCGGCCAACAACAGCGTCCTGCAACGCCTCCGCCGGCTTCATCAGGGTCTCATAGGCGTCCAGCTCACCCTCCATTAGGCCCGTGATGCCCTCTGCTGCGGCCTCTTGGATAAGCCCGTGGCTCTGGTCCACAGTACCGCGCAGGAAGGAGCGTTCGGGCACGCGGAACCTTTCGCCCGGTTTCGGCAGCGTGTTGGTCGGAGCATTATACTCGCGAGCCAGTGCCCGCAAGCGCTTGTGCAGCGTTTCATCCAACTGCTGGTCAACGCCGAACTCGTTAAGGGCCGCAATTCTGACCAGGTTGGGCGCATCGTCAAAAACTCCGACCCGGGCCTCGCGCTGGTTGATGCGGGCAATTTCTTTGAGCACCTTGGGGATGCGATTTTTATCGCGCACCTGGGCCACTATGCCCACCTCACATAAGGTTCAAGCAGCATCGCTGCCTGTTGCGGTATACTCTGCCGGCCACCCTCGGACCAGTGGACCCGGATCTGCTCCACCTGGAGGATCTGCGCATCCACGGGTTGTCCCATAGACTGCACCCTGGTCGCCGCGATAATCAGGCACGCCTCTTCAATGTCGTGCGGCAGGTCCCTCTCTAGGCCCTCTGCTGCCGCCTGCGCCGGCGTTACCCAGCCGCCTATATAGGTTACAGAGACGTTGGGCCTGTCACATTCGGGCCATATACCATGCAGGCGCACAAGTATGCCTGCCGCGTAGTCGATGGCCAGATCAGCGAGGTCTATCTCTTGGCCGTCTATGGCTACTGCTTCCACAGACACAATCGGTGATAGCGATACGAGCAAACTTGGCGCTCCTCGGCCCGCAAGGTGTTCGGTTGTCTTAGTCCTGGCAAAGTCACGCCCGCAGTAGCGCCGCACCGCATCACTCGCCGCATTGATAGCCCGGGCAAGCTCCGCGTCCCTGGAGGTGTCGTCGGCCGGAATGGATAACTCAGCCTTTAACATTTCGACTGTGGTCAATGCATGGGCCGACAACATCTGCTATTTCTCCTTCCCCTTAGCCTTCTTCCCGGCCGCTGCTTCCTCCAGTGCCGCCACCCTAGCAGCGAGGGCATCAAACTCTTGCTTTGTCACATACTCAGCAGGTTCGTACAACTCAGCATAGCCCGCAGCTGTTAGCCGCTTAGCATCTGCCTCTTGGCATTCGATTACCTGCCCAGCCCGGGCCGCGGTGCTGCTGGTGGTCATGCGCAAACGCACTAATTTTTTGCTCACATTATCACCCCTTGCGAATGGGAGAGGGCGGTTTTATACCGCCCTCACTCGTTCTAAGATGCTGGCTGCTGCAACGCCTTAATCGGATTGGTACCAGCGTCTAAGAGTGCACCGTCATGCCGGCTGAACGCCAGGAATGCTACCTGCCCATACTCGGCGTATACTTCGTCCAGACGCACAAGCGTAATGTCCATGACGTCGCGGATGTAGTACTTGCTGAAGTCGCCGAAGAGCACGCTCTTGGCGCCGGGTTCCATCACCGGCATGTGAGTATTGATCACGTACCGGTAGCCGAGGATTGTGTCCGGTTCACGTACAGCAATGCCAGGCAGCCACAACGGCCGGCCCTCCGCGTCGCGGAGTTTTTTGAGTTCGCGCAAGGTCTGGTCGTTGAACATAAACTCTGCCTGCCCGCGATATGCCGGGTCTACCGAGTGCACAAGGTCCACAAGCTCAAGGTCGGTAATTGCCGCTTCTGATGCTGCAGTGACGCCCACCGGCGCCATGGTGACGACACCGCGCGGTTGCCCACTGCCGGTGCCCACGGTAAAATGCCGGTTGGTGATACGTCCGATTCTCTCGCCCAGTTTCTGCGCGATGTAAGAGGGTAGGTCGAAAGCGCTGTCCTGCAGGAGCTGATAGGACACCCGGATCGATTTGGAGCTGTACATGTACGCCCCAAGGGTCTCCTGGCCGAAAGCGATGTCCTGCTCGGGCACCTTCTCAGTTGGATTCTCTGAGATAATCATGCCTTCATTGTCCGTGTCGTTGGCAGTCGGCATTGGCAAGGGTTCACCACTCGCCGTGCGCAAGATGGTCGTCCGTGCCTGGCGCATGCCACCGAAGGTCAGCATAGCATCCTCCAGCGCACGATAGAAACCCTGCGGCACGGTGTAACCGCCTGCAGTGCCAGGCGTAGTACCCAGCGCCCGTTGTTCTCTCAGATTCGGCAGTATCAAGCGCAACTCACGTTCTGGCATAAACGCCACGCGCAGGTTGAAGCGTTTTGGCTGCCGCTCATCCTCATTTAACAACCATTCACGTATTTCTTTGTCAACGACATCATCGATGTTGTGGGTTTCAGAGCCACCAAAAGCGTCTCCGGCATCCTGCAGACCGGCAATGCGCCCGACAGATTCGGATAGCTGCTTGCTCAAGTCATGATGGCGCTCAAGTCGCTCAATTTCCCGCTGCAACTTCTCCATCTCATTGTGGATCTGGTCCACTTGCTGAGCTTCCTCCGCGGTAAGATCACGCCCCTCGGAGGCAGCTCGTTCGATAACCTCATTGGCCTGGTTCCAGAGGTTAGCCCTCTTTTCCCTAAGTTCTTTTGCTAGTTCCAAAGACATTGCTTTTCCCTCCTTGGCTAAATTATTGGTCTAGCAGTTCTGCGCCCCGATGGTGACGCTTACGCTACTATGTGTAAGGCCCGTACTGCCCCATGGCGCCGCCGTGGCTAGGTTGCGTTAAAGAGTCGCCTTGAGTTCATAGTGCCGTTTCAAGCGGCGCATCATAGCTGTCCTTGCTTCGGTGTCAGGGCCCGGTTCTTCGGGTTCTGCCGGCTCCGGCTCAAACCCCGCCTGCTTAGCCCTGCGCCACTCCTCGATATGCGCCTCGCGGCTCGACCTCATGCTAGCGGTAGTACTGATAAAAGCCGGGTCTGTCACGGGCCCGATCTCATAAAGCATCGCCTTGTTAATTTCGCGGTGGACAACTCCGTTTTCGTCCTCCCACATCCGGTCGCCACCTTTAGGGACAACAAACGTGAAGCTTGAACCCTTCACGTTCCCCCTTTCAAGATTCACAGTCAAGTCCCGGCCGTAAGATGTGGGCGGTATAGGGGCTTCATATTCGATGCCGCGTTCAGTCTCTCGCACAGTCAGCGGTGGTGTGCTTTCCGTAGTAGCAAGCACCATGTTCGGGTCGTGGTTAAAATACGACTTCACAACCGGTGCAAACTCTACAGCCCCTCGGCTGATCTTCTCGCGATAACCGGGCCATAACTCTTCCCAGCGGTCATATACCACCCCGAGGCCTACTACACGCTGTTCTTGGCCCTCGCCGGCAGACCGCACCTCGGTCGTGATAACTGCTCTCTCTAGCTTCATAGCCTCACCTCCATCAGCCCGGCACGATGTCACAAATACACCCCTCGTGCAATGGCGGGCCACCAATTGGCTCACCGATGATGAGCTTATCTGTGCCAGACCCGACAGCGTCGCCCTCGGTCAGGAAATAGCTGCGAGTCGGCACCCGCTTCCCGTCCAGCTCCTTGCACAGGGGGCAAGCATCCGGGTTTGCTTTCCACACCAAGGCCGCAACGCCGGCCGTCTGCCAGGCCCACCTTGCGGCTCCGCTTGCTACTCGTACAACCTCGCGATTCGCCACCCTGCTGGGGCGCTTCTCCTCCCACTCGTCAATGCGGGTAGACAGCGTTTCTTCCAGCTCATCCAATGCCGTATTCTCCAGCAGTTCCCGAAGTTCGCTGATAGAGATGGCAACCTCCCGGCGGGCCAGATTCTGAGTATAGGCATCCACAAACGCAGTAATGTCTACCTGGTCAGCCCCTACCTCGTCGAAGGCGGCGTCTGCCACGACAGAGGACAGCGCATACACCAGAGGCCTCATGATGCGGTAAATTCTGTCTTGGTGGCCTGGGTAGAACTCATTGAGCCAGTCGTCTAGTGAACGGATCGGGTCGGCATCCTGCAGTGCTCTGTTCAGGGCACGGCCGAGTGCCTGCACCTCTGGGCGGATGAAGCGCCGAGCACCGTCTTGAAAGGCAGGGCGGTGTGCATCGCGTAGGTTTTGCCGGATTTTCAAGGCTCGTTCCTCCAACTCCCGGCTTCTGCTGGCCCTAGGCAGCGATCGCTGTGGAGCTGGCAGGTCTTCTGGGTTTCGCTCCACCATCTGGTCAACCGGTGCCATGTTGAGCGGCATGAAATACAGCTTGCCCAGGCCGTCCGGCAGTGGGTTCATCTCAAACAGCTCCCGCCACTCGTCGGCGTTGATTATGCCGTTCCGGCGCTGAATCTCCAATATCTCTGCCTGCGACTTCAGGTCGCCGCGCAAAAGCGCGCTCATGTTGTATTTGGCATAGAAGCGGCCTCGCTCCGACTCGGAAAAGAGGTCCCAGTTGACCGCATCTTCTTCCCGTTCCAACCAGGGGGCGATGGTGAACTTCGCGAACGCGACGAGGAACTGGCTGATGGCGGTTCCCCAAGTCGTGGCCCCCTCGGTTTTTTGGAGCAGAATCGGGTTGATGTTCAGAATCCGGGCAACCTCGTCAATCTGGAGCGACCTGGTTTCAAGAAACTGGGCCTCTTCGGGCGGCAGTGAGATAGGCTCGAATTTCATTCCGCCCCAGAGTACCGCTGTCCTCTGCGCCCTAGTCAACCCAGTATGGAGCTGGTTCCACTCCTCTTTCAGTCTTACATGTTCCTCTTTGGATAGTTTGCCAGGATGCACTAGGACTCCCGACGGCCGTCCCGAATTGCCGAAGAACCGGGCGCCGTACTCGTTGGCAGCGATGGTTAGACCCAAGCTGTCCCGAAACAGCTTGATGACGTTATAGCCCCTAAGGCCATCGAACCCTAAGCCCGGTACATGCAGTACCCGGTCGGCAGAGAGGTATACCTTAACGCCGTTCACGGTTGTCCAATAAACCTTTTCCCTGCCTTTTGGCGTCTCCCGCACCTCTACACCCGTCCTGTCGGGCAATAGCGGCCACAAGGCGATGGGCCTGCCCGCATTGTCCCGCTCAATCTCCGCATAGCTGTTACCCCAGGTCAAAACGTGCGCTACCCGGATTTCCTTGAAAGTGTACGGAGTCATATACGGATTAGGCCGTATATGCAGAAGCCTGTACACCGGGTGCTCCCTCGCCAGCCGGCGACCCTGATCGGTGCGCTCAAAAACCTCAAAAGGCAGGCCCGCAATGGTTTGGCTAATAATGCGCACCCCGTTCCAGAAAGCGGTAATGCCAAGTGCCTTCTCCGGCGTCACTGAAACGCCCGCCGGCCCCGGTACCGCGCCAAACAGTTCCTGCATTTCTCGAGACGCGTCCTTGAGAGTGAACTGCTTGTTTCGTTTTTGGAATAGCAGTCCGAAAAAATTACGCATTCAAATCCCTCACAATACAAACAGTCCTGCTTCCTGCTCTTCGAGGACACCAGCCGCAATTGCATCCGTCCTCGCCTCCCAGGACAAGACAGCCGCCATCGCCGCGTCAATCTTGTGCGGGGAATCATGCCGTTCTTTACGGATAAGCCACAGGGGTCGGCCCTCGTCGTCTCGCTGGGGCAGATCATGCCTGCGGGCATTACCAATGTGTCTGATCAACTGCTCATCACCGCTGTGGGAGATCCTGCCCTCTTCAATGGCCGTCGCAAAGTTTTCTAAAGCGTAAGCCATCTGCTTGCGACGGTTAGTCCACCACTCAATAACCTTGGTCTCGCCATACCGTCCCTGCCAGGAAGCTACCCAGGACTGCCAGTAGGGCGGGTCCACATACATGCGCCACACGTCGTAACGCTCAAACAGGTCGCTAACGACGGCATCAACCTCATCCACGGGCACCTGCCACTCATCCTGGCCGTGCGGGCACTCCCAAAGACCTGCCAACCACTGATAGCCAGTCTCGACATGGGTCACAACTATTGCCGTCGCGTCGTAGAACTGAGCTCCGTCGAAACCGATAGTAATCAAGTCGCCATCCTTAACAGGCGATTTGTCCGTGGCAAGCTCCCGCCAGCGCTCCACGTTGAAAGCCTGCTGGCCGCCTTTGACCAATTGGTTAAGCCACACCCGGCGAAAATATTGCCGGTCTGTGGTCGGGTCCTTCCAAAAGGAGACGATTGCGTCTATATCCCGCCAGGACGCTGCGGCACCTGAGGCCTCGATGATGGCCGCCCTGATACCCTTGTCTGTCTCAAGGTCATGCTCTTCGTCCGCAAAACGCCAATAAAAGAGTAGGTGCGAATCTTTAATTTTACCCGAATGAATTGCCCGGGCATATTCGATGGCATCCTCTGCTATTGACCCGGCCCCTGGCTCTGGTGCTGTTGTGACCTCCAAAATCCAAGGGTCCGCCAGCTTACGCTTTGGCAGGTTAGCCATCATCGTGGTATGGGCTTGGCGGAGCCGGGGCGTCGTCCACCAGTGCGTGTTATGCGTCGGGAACATGCCGTCGCCAGCAAGGAAAAGGTGGTCCTCGCTGTCAACCGCAATGCACCGCACTGGAACCGACGGCACAGGCTCGACCGAGACCACCGCCAAATCACGGTCCAACACTCGCCTCTGGATTCGCTCGAGCTTGCGAGAGAGTCTGAATGGCGGCATACTCGGATCCGCTTGGAAATGGACCACGTACGTTACTTTCGGCTCTCCCCATCTGCGGTCGACCTTCTTAACCTTTGGCCGAGGTCGATACCCGAGGGTTCGGAGCAACTCAATAACGTCGTCCACCAGTCGCTCGTTTGAGTTGACAAAGGCACATCTGCCCTTGGGGTCAATGTACCCGTCACTGTCCATCAAGCCCTGAAGGAGAGCCAACCGTTGCGCCGTACCGGCTCTCAGATACAAATTGGGGATATGTTTGTTCCCAAGGAGCCCGAGCTTCCGCAGTTCGCCAACCACCGAGTAGTTGTCCGGCTCACCTCTCGTTGCGCCGAAACCGCTGAATCGGCTGTTCTGGAAAGTGACATAAAGGAGCGGTGTACGGCCCTTCGTGTCACATTCCGTAACCTTCAAGCCGGCTTCCTCAATGAGCCGCTTAATCTCCGGCAAGTCGTCCTTACCCGCGGCAACTGTTGCGTTTCGAGAGTCTCCATCGCCCAGCCAGAGCCCAAGGAAATATGGATCAACGGGCAACGGCACGTTGGGCAACTGCAACGGCCCAGGTCGTACCACCTTGAACCGCGCAGCATGGCGCCACGTGAATTTCGCCATTTCCTCTGTGGTGATGACCCGCTCGCAACGGTAATTCGGAGAGCGGTCATACACTTTCCACCGGTGCCTGGCATCAGCGACGATTGAAGTTCCATCGCCAAATGTCACTCGATAACATGGACGACCGGTATGGATCTCGCTTACACCGAGAACTCGTACTGGCCTCCCATCCCGCCCGAAAACAACGTCCCCTGGTTTGATCTCGCCTATCGTAGTCCATCCAGTCGGCGTCGGCACTTTGGTATCGAGCGCCAAAGGCTCGTCACAGACCTGGAAGGTGGTCCGGGCACCGTCCCGTGCACTCGGGCTGGTGGACAGAGACACCGCTTTGCCATCCCCCCGCCGCCGCATAATGCGCTCAATGCCGATGTCGAAATCATCCCGCAGGGGAGACTCTTCCAGGATGACCTTGAGCGCCCCGTATGCCAGTTCGTCAGATTGCTCCTCGGTGTAGGCCACTAGCGGGATGTACGGGTCGGTTACCGGCCCAGCGATAGGCTCCCCGCTCTTAGTCCAGCCCACGGTCCGCACCGGCGCTTCTGGATGCAGCTCGCAGGCCGCAATCCATGCAGCCAGCTCTGTTTTTCCAACACCCTTCGGCAAGCATAAAACAACCCGCTTAAATCGGCGCCTGCCGGCTAGCGGGTGGCCTTTTGGGTAGACCTCATACATTCGCCAGATTAAGGCCCGCTTCTCATCATCCAGTCGCACTGGCTGACCGCGCAGGTCACCTGGGCCATAGACCAGATACTGTTCGATGAAGTCGCAGACTTGAGGCCCTAGCGTAGGCCACAACTCCTGCCCGTCGTTGGGCACCATCAACAGAGCCATTATTTCACCGCCCGCAACACTTGCCTAGGATCGCCGACGGAATCCTGCGAAGACTCTGCGGGCCTTTGCGGCTGGCGTCGGCGGCTTGCCTCGTCCCCCTTGGCAATCTCCCACTGCAGGCGCGAACGATCCACGGGCGACAGGCCAAACCTGGCCTCCTGCAAACGGATTTCCTTGGCCAGCTCCTTGCGCTGTTTAGGATCCTCTGCTTGGTAGTAGTCGTCTATCAGCACCGCCAGACGCCCCAGGCCATCGACGTCCGTCTCAAGATACTCGGTGGCCATAGGCGATGCCCAAACCCGGCGCCACCATGCGCGGGTGAGTCGGTGCCACTTGCGCTTGTCGGGGTTCGGCAAGGTCGGTGCTTTGCGCTGCGGCGTCTCCTCCGGAGCTGGCAAGGTCGCGGCACCTGGCTTCTTGTTGCGACGTTGTCTTAGATGTGCCGGCTTTGGTGCCGGCCCTCTTCCTGCCAACGGCCTCACCCCCTAAAATCCCCAGACTCGTACAGAGAAAAATCTACCTGCCCGTTCGCCTTGGAGCGCAAAGCATGGAGGTTTTGACCCCCTATACCCCTTGCTCCGCCTCTCTAGCCAGACGCCTACCTTCAGTAGCATCTTTGGCGTCTTTAACACGTCTGCAGTCATCACATAGGCCACGAAGGTTACTCCGCTCATCTGTGCCGCCCCGGGCCCGCGGAACGATATGGTCAACGGTCGTGCTGGGCCTTCCGCACATCCGGCAAAACGGTTCCTCATGCAGCACCTGCGCTCGAATCCGGAGCCAGTCGCCTTTGTACCCTTCGAAACCTCGGCGTCCCGCCCACGGCTCGGGCTTGTGTACGTCGCAGTACGTATCTCTAGTCAGCGTCGGACAGCCAGGCGCTGCACATGGTGCTAGACGGCGTCGGGCCATCTGTATCACCCCTTACCACATCTTCTCAACCGCTGCAAAAGAAAAGGGCGACAGCCCAAGGGAGAAAGCTGCCACCCCAACTCCCCACCGCCGAAGCGGGGAAACTTTGTTCTCGGTTGTCACGGTACGCCTGTCAGATGTAGCGACCCGCGCGTTGTTTCAACTCGCGCGCCGGTGGGCCTCGGGCGCGCAAAGGGCGACCCCGAAGGACCGCCCGCGGCGTCTTATCGTGTTTCCTGTTGGACTTCGTTGCGCCCTTCGCCGCTACGGCTTTCGCCTTCAGTTTATATTATACCTTTTTACTACCCTTTCAGGCTTGCAGAAAACTTGCAGATCAATTTCAAAACCTCCTTAATACCACCCCAACCTCTCCGCCACTCCATATACAAACCCCGTCCGGTAGCGGTGAAATGTGCTTTCGTCCATCGCCAGAATACCCGCCATGTCACGTGCACGCATATCGAACCGGTTCCGCCCCTCCATACGCGCTGCAAGTTCCGCTGGCGGTTCCCAGCCTTCCAGGACCAGACCGTATTTCACCCACACCACACGGCGGCATTCCTCTTTTGCCCGGGCATAGACGTCCCTGATAGCCTGCGTAATCCTCTCCATCTCCCGGAGGAGCAGGCTGTCGGCCAGCTTCGTGGCTCTTTTTTCAACTATGCTGGTACCGGCATACCTGCCCCCCACTACCGCTACGTATGCTTCCTGGCGTCCGCCAGCCAGAATAATATCCTGGCGCAGCTCTTCTATTGCCTTCAATGTATCCTGATATGCATATATTTCAGCCTCAACGTGCCGATATGCTGCTCTTTTAAGCTTCACTTGCCGTTCTCCTTTCATGGAGTATTTCAATCTGCTCCAGATGGGCTAATACTTGCTTATCCAATGATCGTATTCTTTTGAGGTATTGCTTCGCACTCATAGGCCACCTTCTTTCTGTAAGCCCCGCAGCCGGGCGCTTAGCTTTTCTAGAAATTCCTCTTGAGTTGATTCTTTACCTGAAAGGGAACTGGCCACATCCTCGTCAACTGTCCCCTCTGTGATTAACCGGTAGATGGTCACCTGTTCAGCTTGTCCCTGCCTATGTAGCCTTGCAACAGCCTGCTGATAATACTCCAGGTTCCATGTTAGACCAAACCAGATCATGATGTTACCGCCATCTTGCAGGTTCAGGCCGTGGCCAGCACTGGCCGGGTGGGCAAGCAGAACCGGAATCTTACCTCTGTTCCAGTCCTCGATATCCTCTGGTCCGTTCAGCTCTCGAACCTTCACCTTAAGATAGTCTTTGATGCGGTCCTTGTCATGCCGGAAGGAGTAGAACACTAGAACCGGCCTGCCGTTAGCAGCCTCGATGAGTTCATCTAAACGCTCCAGCTTTTGATTGTGGATGTGAACGACTCCGCCTGTTTCAGAGTACACTGCGCCATTTGACAGCTGCAGCAGCTTAGTGGTGACGGCCGCTGCATTAGCTGCTGTAATAGCTTCACCACCAGTTATCTCTAAAACCGCTTCCCGCTGCAGTGTCTGATACATGCTCATCTCTTTGTCCGTCAACACCACTGGAACGTCAATCAGCAACGGCTCTTCCATCTTAAGGTAATCCTTAGCTTTCATGGAAAGACAAATGTCTTTAATGAGTTCGTTTATCTTCTCTTCCGCTTCGGGTTTCAGTTTGTATTCCTGACCCCAAGGCCTATATGATGCATCGAAAAACCTTCTGCGGTAGTCAGTGATGGTTTTGCCTAAACGCTCCCCTCGATCAAGTAGATAAATCTGGCTCCACAGGTCCAAGTACCCGTTAGGAACTGGGGTTCCTGTCAGACCAATTACCCGCTTCATCAATGGCCTTACTTTGCGAAGAGCTCTGAAACGCTTAGAACGGTGGTTCTTAAAGCTCGATAGCTCGTCTATCACAACGAACTCGAAATCCCAGTTATCTCCCAGATAGTCCACCAGCCAAACAACATTCTCCCGGTTAATCACGTATATATCAGCTTTGGCCCTAAGGGCTGCCTTCCGCTGTTCAGCAGTACCCAAAACCCTGCTCACTCTCAAGTGCCTAGTATGGTCCCACTTTCTAGCTTCCCTGGTCCAGGTGTCCTCAGCCACCTTTTTTGGCGCTATGACCAGAACCTTCTCGTACTGCAGTGAATCATACAGCAGCTCCTCAATCACAGTTAAGCTGATAACGGTCTTACCTAGGCCCATGTCCAGCAGTAGCCCTGCATAAGGCTTTTCTCGCACCCAATCGGCGGCGATTGTTTGATAGTCATGTGGGACGTATTGCATCCAGCATCACCTCAAGTTCATCCAGGCTATCTACTACAAACACTTTGAAGCCTAATTGCTCCAGCTGTTTTTTACGCCTCCGCTGGAGAGGCCGAAGGCATTCCCCCGGCGCCTTAACCTCTGCGAAGTAAATTCGGCCACTCCGCATGAGTATGATCCGATCAGGCACTCCTGCATTGCCAGGGGACACAAACTTTAATGCCTCACCGCCTAATTCTTTGACACGTTCAACAAGTTTTTTCTCTAGTTCAGCTTCCCGCATTGACTAAATCACCCCAAAAAACACTCCGGATAATCTCTGTCCCATAAACTTGATTTCTTCAAACCCGCTTGACAGCGACATTTCTGGCCTTTCGTTGGTTCGTATGGGACAGACGGGACAGAGATCCCCTATATTTATAAAACCTATGATTAGGCATATATAGGTAAAAAGCTATTATCCCTAAATCGCCTTTTTACTCTTTTTATCTTTTTTCTGTCCCGTCTGTCCCATAGTAGAGTAAACCCAATCGTAATCGGCTTTTCCAATGGGACAGACACCGGGACAGAGCTTAAGAAGTCTGTCCCGTCTGTCCTGCGGCATCCGTTCTTACCCAAACTCGCTGCCGGCCATACAGGCTGACATATTCTCTCTTGTCCGACTGTCTCCACCCCTCCAGGTTATTCAGGATGGCAGCGATTTCAAGTGAATCAGCTCGTTTCAAATCAGCTCTGTTCTTGCCAAGGCATTCGCACCAAATCTCCAATATGCAGACAACGCCCCGGGCCTCCCGCCCCTCTAATACGTCCACGCCTTCAAGGTAGCTACGCCTTTTAAACAGATCCAGCTCATCCCAGTTCTCCGGCAGCAGCTTGTTCAAGTACTCAATGATGAGGCCTTCTTTCTCATTAACTTCTCTATAGGCCTCTCGCTCCTTATTGGCTATAGCCTCCTGTTCACGGGTGAGATACAGGGGCTCTCCAGCCACAGCCCAAAGGAACACAGCTTCAGCCCATATCTGATCCAGCTCCCTGCGAAGGTCCTTGAT